TTATTTAAATGCCGGCAGCCAGCCGAACACATCCAGAATGACCGTCAGATACACAATCGCACCGCAGACAATCACCAGATTCAGTACCGCGCTGTTACACGGCGAACGGTAAATGGTATCGCTGTCGCTGTAGCGTTTGCGGGAGGCTTTTACCAGGAACGGCGGTAAAATCACACTCCAGATAGTAAAGGCCAGACCGGCATAACCGATGGCATAAACGAATCCGTTCGGGAAGAAGAAACACACCACCGCTGGTGGCAGATACGTCACTACTGCTGTTTTGAAACGACCGGCGCTGTCATTTTTAAAGTTCAGCAGGTCGGCAATATAGTCAAACAGGCCGAGTGTTGCTGCCAGCAGGGAACTGGCCACCGCAAAGTTACCGAAGAATGTCAGGATAAGATCCATGGTTTTCCCTGACATCACCCCGCCGATAGCCTCAACGAACACATCAATGTTCCCGCCTTTGGCAATAATCGGAGAGAAGTTGGCACGGCTGATATTGCCCATCGTGACACCCAGCCAGAAGATATACAGCAGTACCGCAAATATTGTCCCGATAATAATTGAACGGGTAATAAAGCGGAATTTGGTTTTGCCGTACAACTTCACCAAGCTCGGCACGTTACCGTGGAAGCCAAACGAAATAATACAGAACGGCAGTGTCATCAGAACATAAGGCAGATATTTCGTTCCGGGTATTGCCACTGATGCGGAATCCAGCAGATTGGCAATTTCCACGTGTGCAACCAGTCCGGAGAAGGTGGCAAAGAACGCGATAAACTTACCGAAAATTAAAATGGTGGTAATACGTCCGACCCATAATGAGCTGTACCAGACAATCGCAGCCACCAGACAGGCGACAATCACGACCGCGGCTTTTATCGGCAGGGCGACACCGGTATATTTTAATATCGTCTGAGTCAGAACAGCGGATGACCCGGATATATAGGCATACGTCAGAATATAGAGTACAAACCCGAAGGCAATACCCACGACAATATTCCATTTTTTGCCCAGTAACTCGGTGGTGAAGGTATTAAAGCTGGCGCCCGGTTCAAAATGCAGGTTAACTTCAACTAACATCAGACCGGTCAGTAACATCATAATTGCAACTAAAATCAAAATAACGGTGGCACCGGAAAACCAGACACCGGCCATCGCAATCGGCAAAGAAAACATACCGCCGCCAACGACTGTTGCTATAACAAGCATGGTTCCGCTGGTCAGTCCGGGTGATTTATTTGTATCGGCACTATGAATACTCATAATAAAAGTTTCCTATTAATGATAAATATCACCAACAGCATTCATATTTATCGATTTTATTTGTTCTTTATTGTTATAGGGATGCAGAGACAAAAAGGCCCCATTAAAATAATGAGGCCTCTGTCATCAGATAATTACACGTAATCAAAGCGTGCAGTGAAGAAGCGTAACTGCTTCGGCTCGTATACGAACTTCAGCCCTTTAATGTCTTCTTTGTGTTTGAACAGTTTGATAATACCGTCAGCAACCAGATCCATGTGTGCATAGGTGTATACACGACGAGGAATAGTCAGACGAACGGTTTCCAGCTTCGGACGGTGATGGTCGCCGGTTTCTTTGTTACGGCCTGCGGAGATAATACCGCGCTCCATAGAACGTACACCGGTTTCCATGTAGATGCTGGCTGCCAGGCTCTGTGCCGGGAACTCATCCTGGGTCAGATGCGGGCAGAAACGGCGTGCATCGAGGAATACTGCGTGGCCGCCGACCGGCTCAACAATCGGTACACCGGCAGCTTTCAGTTTTTCGCCCAGGTAACGAACCTGCTTGACGCGGTGCTCGATGTATTCGAACTGCATCGCTTCGCGTAAACCAATAGCCATCGCTTCCATATCACGACCGGCCAGACCACCGTAAGAAGGCATCCCTTCATAAACCACAACCAGTTCACGTGCAGCAGAGAACATGTCGTCGTCGTTCATACACAGGAAACCACCGATGTTCACCAGACAGTCTTTTTTACCACTCATGGTACAACCGTCAGCGTAGCTGAACATTTCGTGAACGATGTCTTTAATGGAGACATCTTCGAAGCCTTCTTCCTGCTCTTTGATGAAGTAGGCGTTTTCCACACAGCGGGTCGCATCGTAGAACACTTTGATGCCGTGCTTATCACATAACTGGCGGACTTCACGCATGTTTGCCATAGAGACCGGCTGACCACCTGCCAGGTTTACGGTTACCGCCAGACAGATATAAGCGATATTTTCCGCGCCTTTCTCAGCAATCAGTTTTTCCAGTTTTTTAATGTCGATGTTGCCTTTGAATTTCACATCCAGGCCCGCATCGTGAGCTTCATCGCGGACGATATCGATGAATGTCGCACCATTTTTTTCCTGGTGATAACGGGTGGTGGTGAAGTACATGTTACCTGCAACATACTGACCCGGTTTGATAGCTAATGAAGAGAGTAAGTTCTCTGCACCGCGGCCCTGGTGAGTAGGAACGATGTGTTTAAAGCCGAATAATTCCTGAACAGTTCTTTCCAGATGGAAGAAGTTTTCGCTGCCCGCGTATGCTTCGTCACCCATCATCATGCCGGCCCATTGTTTATCGGACATGGCGTTGGTGCCGCTATCGGTCAGTAAATCGACATAAACGTCTTTGGAATTCAACAAGAAAGTGTTGTACCCGGCCTCTTTCATTCTTTTGATACGCTCTTCGCGAGGGATCATGGATACGGTTTCAACACTTTTAATACGATACGGTTCTGCTGGATACATCATGGTAAAATCTCCAATTATTTATAATAATAACTCGATAATTTACACAGGCATTTATCTGTTTATAAGTATCATGCCTTGTGAATGATATAACATTTGTAAATCCGGTAGTGTTCTTGTCTTAATTCAAATTCAGTTTTTTTATTTCTGTTATTTCTTTCTCTGCCATCCTTCTCGTTTGGCGTGAAATCATCATGCGTGAAAAAAAATGAAAAGGGAATGGGGGGGGCTGAAATAAATAAAATCCGTATTAATCACAGGTGTAAACCGGGTGATCTGTATCACTTAAACTGAAATAATTCATTATATTCAATGAATTGTATTTGTTAATGTCTTGTTGTGTATTTATGTTAAATATACATTTACCTCATCGTTAAAATCCGGGAGTAATATGAATAATTCAATGCTGTCGGGCAGTTATGCTGCAATGAAAAGCCATTTTATTCTGTGGGATTTTATATAGGTTAAGAAAAAGTAAATAAGGGTTAAACGTACAAATTTAAATCTATCTTTACAGGAAGAATAAAAAAACGGATGAGAAGTCTTGTTCTTTTTTAACAAAAACTATGCATCAGATGCACTGGTACGGTAATTTAAGTTAAAATATCTTATAAGTAACAATTGTTATAATCATCTTTGTTTTTATTGATCGTACGGAAAAACGTTATGATTTATTGAATCCTTCAACTGAAACCTGGGATAAAAATAAAAATGTGACACAGTCAGGATAAATTTGATGATAAAGATCACATTGATAATGTTACGTTACATGAATGAAAAGTAAGCGACAGCAGGGAATAACAAAGATATTTAATTAAAGCAGTGAATTGTTATGCATTCCGGTATGTGGTTGTTTAGTGATCATATTCACGGTTTCGCATTTACAGTCATGTTAGTAAAGCAAAACGCTGTACTTAAATGTTTACATTATCAGCGGGTGAATAGTAACAGGATGTGTGTGATATACATATTTCCCCGGGTCTTGTTATTGAAATTTAACGCTAATATATTCTATTTATCTGGCATTTAAATCCATAATACATATTAATATCAGTTAATAATTAGAATCAAGTTCTTGTTGTCAGGTTATTCATCTTTGATGGTATCCGGAGTGATTTACAGAGACAGACACGATTTCATGAAGAATCAGCAACCGCCCGCTGAAAACGGAAAATAACGAATTTGTGCTTCAGATCACGCAAGGAAGGTATGAATAAAGAAGAAAAATCAGGCAAAGCGGCAGAGATTTCCGGTTTTCAGCTTGAAAACCCTGCCGGGCAGGAGTGTAATAATGCCGTGCCGGATTAGCTCAGTTGGCAGAGCAGTTCATTCGTAATGAAAAGGTCACCAGTTCGAATCCGGTATCCGGCACCATTACTTATCAAAGAGTTAGCGATTATCTCCCGATGCCAGTTTTTCACCTTGGGACGTATTTGGGACGTAACTGTCAAAAATGGCATCTATTTGCTTCGCATGTTCGGTAAGATGATTTGGTGCCAGATGGGCATATCTGCGCACCATTTCTATCGACTCCCACCCGCCCATTTCCTGCAACACTGAAAGCGGAACGCCAGACTGGATCAGCCAGCTTGCCCAGGTGTGTCTCAGGTCATGGAAACGGAAATCGTCGATACCGGCTCTTTTTAATGCTGCTCTCCATGCGGTATTAGAATCCGTCCTCATCTTTCTTACTGCCGCAACCGGTGTCCCGTCATTCCTGTATGACGGTTCAGTGTGGACAAATACCCATTTGTGATGGCGACCAATCTGGCTGCGCAAAACCCTGCATGCGGTATCGTTCAGGGCTACACCAATTGCTTTGCCTGATTTACTGTCTTCAGGGTAAATCCATGCCACTTTCCGCTGCATGTCTATCTGCTGCCACCCAAGGTTAAGTATGTTCGACCGACGCAGTCCGGTTGACAGCGCAAACCTGACGACTGACTTTAAAGGCTCCGGACATTCATCAATCAGCCTTTTCGCCTCGACAGGCTCAAGCCACCGGACTCTACGATCACGAATAGAGGGGATTTTTATCACAGGTGACTTTTCTATCCACTTCCATTCTCTTTCCGCCGCTCTGAGCAGCGCCTTAATGAAAGAAAGGTATCGCGCCTTTGTGGCCGTCGTGACAGGCTTCGCTGTAAACAGCGGCACCTCCTTTCCCTTCCTTTTTGCTGTGTCGACCTTCCTTCTCCAGCAGTTTTCAGCATGCTTGTTTGTCATCTTGCTGATGATCTTGTAGATGGCATTCTCGGTGATATCCTTCAGCCGGACACCCTCGAAGTACTCAAGCCAGAAAGCGATAAAGTTCTTATCGTCCTCTATCGATTTTTTATCTGCTTTTTCCTCAAGCCATCGCAGGCAGGCTTCCTCATAGGTATAGTCCGGGAAGTCCCCTACCTGCTCAATTCGCCATTGCTCGGCCTTTAATTTGTCGTGCAGCTCCTGGGCTTGCTTCTTGTCTGACGTACCAAGCGACTTTTTAATTCTCTTGCCGCCAGGTGTCGCGAAGTCGCAATACCAAGAGTTACCACGTTTGAAGATTGACATTTGTGATCTCCTTTCACATCAATCTCGCTCTCGGCGATAGTGTTGATCGGATTACTCAGTGCCGCAAGGCAGGCTGACTCTGTAAACAGATAGGGTGACTTCTTTTTGAACGGGTCTTTACGCTGATACGAAATGCGTCCGGCGCGGCACCATGACGTAAGCGTATCAGGGCTTACGCCGATAAATTTAGCGGCCTCGTCGCGTGTCATCGTGACTTTATCCATCCTTCATCTCCTTCTGTAACGTACGCACGTAATACCCGAGCACTCTCTTTGCCGGAAAGCGCAGGTGATTAAGTGGTTTAAATTTCGGTGTGTATTTGTCGAGTATTGCGGTGTGTTGTTCGTCTGATGTGTGCTGCATTAATTCTTTCAGGCATTCCCTTGCTATTCGTCTGCGTCCGTTCTCTGCTTCCTGTGGTGTCATTGGTCACCTCAGATTCGTGCTTCCAGTAACCGGTTGCCGATATCCATCAGGTCATCACGGTTAACTGTGGTGATTATCCGGCGTGGCTGGGTGAACGGACGCCATATTAAAAGCATGGAGCCTTTATTGTTTCCGTTCACCGGTTTGTTTGTGCCGGCGTTAATAAACGATATCCGGCCACCGGTAATAAATCTGACTTCATCAACGGTATCCAGTGCCGATTTAAACCAACCCACTGAAGTATCTGCCGGAACCAGCATCACGACCGGTTGCAATTGCACCTTGCATTGTTCTGCGGCTTTGCTTACCCACGGCAAGATATTACTGTAAGGCGGGTTGCACCATATTGAGCCGTAGCTTTGCCAGTCGGAGTCTAATGCGTTGTCTTTTTCTGTGAGGTAATGAGAGCAGAGGGTATTATTTTTATCGGCGGCGGCATCAAGGTAAAAACCGAATTCAGCGTCCAATGCTGAAAATAACGGGAGGGGAGTTTGCCACAAATCACGCAATTCCTTTGGTGTTGTGCTCCCGCCGTAGTCAGCTTTCATTCTCCGCATCCTTCATCATCAGAAATACTTCCATAGCGGCACGTAATGGGTTTTGATTGAATGATTCCTCATCCGTATAATATGTAATGAGAAACATCATCAAATCCGCTTGCAGCAAATGGAGTGCTGTAACCATCACTATATTCATTCCCTGGAATGATAATGCTGATTCTGTTTTTTAAAATAATAGACCATGCATCTGCCGGGTTGTTGCAGGGGTCGAATGGCTTATACCCGCTATCAATGTATGCCATGACTGATTCTTCGCACGACATAACTTTATGGCCGCTCGCAATAGCCACGGCCTTATTAATCTCAAAGTCTGATTTGTCACTATATTTGTTCATTGATTACCATCCTGTAATTTGAATTTCGTCATAATCAATAAACCATGACTCAATTTCATCAATTCGAATACCCATATCGTCTAACGAAGGATAACCTTCAATTCCTTTATCTTTAGACCAGTCGAATTGCTCGGTCAGCCATTCTTCATCTTTAAAATTATTGAATGCTATTTGCTGAAAACACTCAGCACAGAACATGGCGAAACCCGCCTTTTCATGGCTTCCATGTTTCTTAGCTCTATACTCTGCATCACAATAAAATTTATTAACTTGCTCACACTGAGTTTTAAATTTATCCTCATCGATAACAGTGACGACCATCTCTAAATCTTTTTGCCACGCACCAGAGCTTATTTTAATTTGTCTCATCTGAAAACCTCCGCACACACTAATTCAACATTCCGCACAGTCATCATCTGCACTGCGCGGCTCTCACATTCTTCGAGCGTATAAATATCATCGGTAACAGGCACAGCAGAGCCGTGCATTACCAGTAGTAATACAAATCCGATTGTCATGGTTAGCTCTGAATTTTAGGTATAAAAAACCCTGCTAGTGCAGGGTGGTAATTGTTTTTATAAACAAGGTATTCTCTCTCGTTTTATATACTCTATTATTTCTTCCATTGGCACTGAACTGGCACCAGTCTCATAAGCTATAGCATATTGATTTCCCTCATCGTCACTTATTTTTTGTGAGGTGAATGTTTTAGGTAAGTCATAGCTTTCAGGTGGATTATTTGATGCGAATAACACAGGTTTTGCTGGTAATCTAAACTCATTTTCTTTGTACTCAGCAAGCTCTTTTTTATCTATATTTCCGTCTTTATATATTAAAACATAATTAACCATCTTTTATCTCCTTTGTGGTGGAGATATCACCATACCACTTTTAGTTTAGTTGATCTGAGCTAATCATTCAGTTTTACGAACTTAATAACCCACACCCATTCATTATTTATCCAACTTTCTTCACTATAAATATCAATCCACGCCTCAACGAAGTTATCGACTGGTGTAAATTGCTCGCCGCCGCTATCTGGGTCGCTATAAGTCGGAATCCAGCCGGTAAGTTCAAATCCCTCGGCGTGAGCATCTTCCTGTGATATCTCCTGCACCCGCTGTAACCAGACATCGACAATCTTAATTTCCCCTTTGATGTTGCCGTCTTTGTCTGCGAACGGGATTTTTTTATCAACCAGACCATACGGAAAGTTTCACTCTAAACTGTGACCCGGTGCGACAGTAACGCGCTTGATACCTTTGCTCCAGCCCGCGCCAAAGACCTCATAGAAGTTTCCGTTCAATACCGGCTGAGGCTTCATCAGTCGCCGCGTCTGCGTCTTCCTTCCAGCAATAACAGCGGCCAACATTTCGTCGCTGAATTTGATTCTGTCTTTCATATTCATTCCTCTGTTATCAGCATCCCTGCATTACGCTTCATCCTGAAACGGTGGGGTTATTTGGTTAAAAACTCGATTTCTTCCCTGAGCTCTTTCGTGAATTCGCGAATTTCCGTTTCTATTTCACTGGCAAGGCCTTCATCAAAAACAATCCGTGTTTTGAAATAGGCGAGATTTTCAGGAAGCCGGTTATCATAGCTGACAAAGTCACACCACCTTCGACCGGTGCACATCATCTGTCCGTGCATCTGAAGGATGTATTCACGCTTTGGCTTTCCGGTTTTTATGGTCTCAATATGAGTTGCTGTGTTCGGGCACTTGATTTCGATTAATCCGTCATCGTTTACAAGTCCGTCCGGGCTGGCTCCGAAAAACTCAATGGCGGGGTGCGGAATAAAGCCGGTTTCCGTTACCGTGGCATCGAATTCGTTGAGGCAGTACATTTCCCTTGCCACCGCCTCGAGCTCGTTACCACGCTCCATGCTTGCTGATTTAAAGCTCTCTTCCTTCTGACCTGTCAGTGTTTCGCAAACCAGCTGAGCCATATAATTCTTCCTTGTCGCTCCGCCGCCTTTCGCCATTACTTTTGCAATATTGCTTGCCGTGACTTTCCCTAGCCTGGCCGCAAACCACTCATCCGTTCTCTGCTCCATCTGTCACCTCAGTGTATTCGGCATCAATGGCGATACTGTTTTTTATCCGCTCTTTATCTGCTGACCCGACGATTGTCCTTTCTTCGGGAGTAAGCTCTGTCCATAGATGCTTAAATGCTTCCATTCCGTTTTTTGCAGCCTCTTCACAGCGTGCGATGAGCTCAGGCCGGTTTTCATGGCTCTCCTGTCCGTTGATAACCCCAGCCGGTGTATTTTCTGTGATGCGCTCTGCTTCGTCCTGGTCGTAAATTCCAGCAAACCCAAATGCCAGACGTGCACATTGAATCATGGCTTTATGCCGCAGCATGCGTTTAGGGTGAGATTTCCACGGCTGGGTTCCGCGATTACATTCACTCATGTATTCCGTTACTGATGTCGGGTGATTCCGGTCTTTGCGGTAAATTTTGCATGTGCACGATTCGTCATCCATTTCGAATTCCATGCCGTCAAAATTTTTGTTGCCGTTAATGATCCTCGCCCATCCATCAACGCCGACAACAGGAACGATTCCCGTCCTGTCCGGGAAAGCGTAAATCTCTTTTGTCCATGGGTTCAGGTTGTACTGATTGGCGACAATGAGAAGCGCAAGAAACTGCTGGTCTGTGGCCTCAGCCTTGAATGCCGTAGACCGCAGTGTGTTAATCAGGTCTTTCTCGTCGATTGCCAGATCAAGCTTTTGGGCGAGAGAACCAGCCATCGACACCAGTGAGTTACTCATGAAAAGAATCTCCTTTTTATTTGTTTGCACAGCGAGTTAAAAAGCGCGTCCTGCGCATCGTCACTGAATTTGTCTAAAATTGACTGCTCCACACCAAAGAAAACATCCGATGTTATCTGCTGAACTTCCGTGTCCACGGCATCCTGCCATGCTGCATGCTCCAGCCGCCGCTCTTCCTGAGCATCCTGTGCTGCGTATGCGTTCATGCTGCCTCCCCGTATCGTTCCCTGAGTATCTTTTCCAGGGTTTCCTTCTCCGGATTAAGCAGCAAGATAAGCGTTTCAACGTCCATTGTTTCCACGCTCGAATTACGGTCAAAATAAATGACGGCGCGCTGATTTCCGCATCCTGCCTGCTCAGTGCTTGTCGTCAGGTGTTTTGATTCGATAGTTATCTTGTGCATGCCTGCCTCCCGTAACTTTCTCTGAGTAATTCCATTGCTAACCACCAGATGTCATCGCATTTCTGGCGTATAGCTACCCGCGCCTGTGCTTGCGCCAGACGGAAAACGTTCTGATTGATAGTCATGTGATTACCTGCTGATATCCCGAGGTGGGATAAGGGGGGGGTTACTTGGTTGGTGCCTCTGGCATAGGTTGCCAGTGAGTTATTCCATGGCTTAGATAAAGCTTGGTGTATTTTTGGTTTCCGTTTTCGTCGCGGCCATTGGTTATGTCACCAAAAAAATCTCCAACATGAACCATATCCATGCCGCCATTCCCTTGCCAGTAAGCCAGTGCAGAATCATCTCTGATTTCAGGCAGGCGCTCATTAACGCTAATCCAACCGTTGTTATCGGCCATAATTAACTCCGTTTATTTATAGGGTGGGTTACTTCTGTGTGAAAGAGAACAGGGCGGCTGCGTGGGCTTCTGCGGCTTCTTTGGTTAGGTGGATGAGTCCGCACTCAAGCCAGGCTCTGCATTCGTGGTCACCCTCCCACTCGAAGCTATCAACGGCACCATGTATACGTGCCAACCAATACACCTGCCCGATTTTAAGCGGTTCCCGCACTGGCTCCGGAACCTTATGCCCGTTAATGTCGATGAAGTTGGGTTTCAGCCGGTATTCTTTGTGTGTTTGAAAGAACACATCTGACATTTGATTCCACTTATCCGTGCTGTGAAATTTTTCCTCAAAGTTCCGCTGCCAATACTGATCCGTCTTCGCTATCTCTGCTGCCTTAGCCATAAGGTCAGCATGTGGATGTCCTGACATTGTTTTTCTCCTTTATCTCTGTTATTTGCAGGTCTTGAATATCGGCTTTGCCAATCAGTACACCAAACAGATACATGTGTTCTGTACAGTCGGCCTCATCCTCGGCCTCGATATCCTTTTCCCATGGCTTTCCGTTCCATTTGCACGTTACTTTAAACATCGGCATGTTACTTCCTCCTATGCACTTCCCTGTGCTACGTGATGTCCGAATAGTTATCCCCGCTGCGGGGTGTTAGTCAGTATTGGTGATTGGTGGCGGAATCCCCGCACATACGCTGGCTACATGGCCTCAAATATCCAACCGCCTTCGCATTCACCAATCCCAATACTGACTGGATGCCCGTCTTTCCGGGCTGTCAGTCTTGCGACTATCTTCAACTTCCACAGCCAAAGAATCTGGTAGCCTGAACATTCCACAGTCAAAATAAGGAATGTTTATATGTCAGAAAAATTAGTTAATTTGGAATATTATCCAATCGAGGCCGCACATCAGGCAGTTATCGAACTGGCTAGAGCTGGTGCTTTTAATGGAAGCTCGGATAAGGGTGGGTCGTTTGTTGTTGCTTTTGAAAAAATAAAGGATTGCTTTGTAGAATTGTCAAAAATTGAAAAGTCAAAAAAGGAATAAATTAACTTTCCATCATTTTGATAAAACCGGCAGCTATTGTTTCAGCCAGATTTTCACATCTGGCTTTTTGGTCTTTGGCGTAATCCGCCTCAACAGCTCCAATTTCGCGAATAACGATTTGCTTGTATGCCTCTATCGCGGCAGCTCTTGCATCGATTGGTAACTCTTCAAATTTCATATCCATCTCCTGTTATTAACTCACCATAGCCCACTCACCGAATGGGCTATAATTAGTATCTGCGCTTCATGCCCTTGCCGTAATGCCACCGTTCGGCATAATCGGCTTGCGGTTCATTCTCAGCTGCTTGCGTGGTGTTTCTGGTGCATCTTTCAGCCTGATAATCAGCTCTGCAAACACATCTGTTTCGTCTGCCGGTCGGCCGAAAACTGAATCAAAAATCTCCTCCACTGAGCGGCTTTTAGGCTTCGCTGCATACTCCTCACGCTTTCTGTCCCAGAACGCCATTTGCTTTGCTAACCGGCGGTTCTTCGCGTTGTCTTTCTTTGGAATAACAGTAATTGTTGCCATATTGCCTCCTGAGTAATTTTTGGTGGTGTAGTCAGTGGCTATCGGCCTCAAACCGTCTTGTCAGTCTTGCTTGCATCCTCTGGCGCCTGCTCGCCTTTACGCTAACAATCTCACTTTGTTTGATTGTTAACAGCTTGCAGACCCCGCCGCGGACTTGAACCGCATGCTATTGGCCTTGCTTGCGTCTGGTTCAGCTTAACCACACCCCAAAAACCACTCAGTGGTGATCTGACACTTATTCAGATCAGGTTCCCGATTGTAAAAGAGCTAAGTCCGTTTATCTTTGGCTCCGTGCCGTTGATGGGATAAATATAACCAGCGGTGATAATTAAGTCAACACCGCAGGTGATAATTAAATTACTGGCGGTGTTATTCTATTGATTTATTGGATAATTTATTTTCAAAAAATCGTCACGATTGGACGCAGATCACACAGGCGGGGGAATTGCAGGCACAAAAAAGCCCTCGCGGGGAGGGCTTCTTGATATTTTGCGTGGGTTCTAGTTACTTCTAGGCTGGAAATATGCAGATGGAGAGCATTTGAGATTGAAAGAAGGGGTAACCAGTAATCCCATAGCATCAAGATCATTAATCATCTTTACTTGTCTTTCATTTATTTCTCTATTTCTTATAGACATGACATTAGTAATGATTTTTGAGTTAGTAGCCTTGTTCATCTTCCGTCTCCAGTTGTTGGGCTTCATCATCGAAAAACGGTGTTGACCCTATGACAACTATTTCTTGATTTGATTTCATTGCAAACTGAAGCAATAAATTGTGTATGTTAATAATTCCAGACGAAAAATCTTCATCGTCTGAGTAATCTTCAACTTTTAATCTTAAAGTATCAATTATAGTTTTGATACCAATTGAGCGGCCATGTGAGTGCCATCGTTTATTGTCAGATAGTAGTATAGCTATCTCTTCTGCTCTGTCGACCTTATCTTGGTAGCTGACAGCTTCACCTGAGCTCTCTTTGTGATTCCATTCTTTAAATTTATAATCAACCAGCCACTTTTTCAAGAGTTCTTTGGATAACTCTCTTGCTTCCTCATATCTTCGTAGCTCTGCAAGGTCGAGTCGGTTGAGCATCATTAGCTCTGCTTGAGTAACCATTCCCTGCTCGGATTTTTTTATAATTTCTTCAACTTTGTCTAAATACCCTAACGCTGGAACCCATTGGTTTTCTGGGTTGGCGACTTGTGGGTCTATAGGGCCTAGCGATGATGCGTAGTCCATATAGATTTTATCACCTGACATGCACCATATTGTACCGGCGGACATAGCAAAATCAGGGATTATAAAATACACCTCATCATAAAAATATCTAGTTATTTCAACTAGTTTTTCAACAGACTCTACACTTCCCCCAGTTGTCTGAAGTAGAATCACCAATTTTTTTACTCTTCTTTTTCTTGCTTCTTTACCAAGAAAAGACACCACTGGCTGGAATGAATGTTTAGACCAGAAATTTATTCCACCATAGTAAGATACCATGTCAGCATCAGGAAAGTGTTTTTTCTTAAATTCATCAATGTTATATGTTATAAATCCTTGTAATGCATTGTCTAAATTTTGCATAAAGTTATCCATATATCTAAAGCACATTATGTTTTTATATCACCACACCCTAAAACGTGTCGTCAGGCCACTGTGACTTAACCACTTTTCCCACTATCTGGCAGTTGCCGTTGATAGTTATCAGCTCATAACGGGGGTTTAGTGGCTCTAAATATTCAATGCCACCATCCCTGATCAGTCGCTTAAACGTGAACTCATCGTTTAGCATGCGAGCCACACAGAAATCCCCGAACTCAACATCCTCTTCAGGGTCAACAAGTATCAGCATACCTTCCGGGAAGCTTGGTTTCCCGCCCTGCGGGGCAGTCATGGAATGCCCTTCAACCTCTAGCCAAAATGCTTTATTACTGGCTTTCTTTGCTGTAGGAATCCAATCTTCAGCATCCCTGTCTGTGTATGAGTTTCCGTTTTCAGTAAAGCATCCAGCCTGAACTTTGGTGAAAAGCGGGTATGAATATCTATCGCTGGCGGATTTTGATTTTTGCGATGCCAAGGCGTTATACATGGCCCTTATTTCTTTTGAAAGGGACGGGCTAAAATCATCAACTGACACGTCAAGAGCTACAGCAAGCTTTGCTGCATTCTCTGCATTGATCGCGTTAACCCCATTCAGCAATTGAGCAACGGCGCTCTGCCCCATGCCAATAGCTTCACCAAGAGACTCTTGGGACAGCCCAAGCTCTTTCTTTTTAGCGTCAAAAATCGCCTTTAGCCGCATAGCGTCGGCTACTTGTTCATCAGTGAGAGGTTTCTTTTTCATGAGGTGATTTTATTACCAATTGGAATATTTACCAATCACCGCAGGTGTTGACTATTTTATCACTAGCGGTGATAATTAATAAAAAAGGAGGAAGCATGGAAAGAATCCCGCTTACAACATTCGCCACTGAGGTTGGTCAACACAAAACGGCAGAAATGCTTGGTGTTAGACAGAGTGCAATCAGTAAGGCGATTTTAAAAAAACGAAACATCTATGTGATCAAAAAGCAGGACGGGACAGTTGAAGCAGAAGAAGTAAAAACTTTCCCATCAGGTAAAAACAATTAAGCCAACCGCTCTTTACACAATTTAGCCCGTTCCGGATATGTGCTGGAACATTTTTCAACACAGCAACACCTCACAGGAAGTGTGCGAATAACTGTATCTCAATAAGGACATTATGAATTATGGAAAATGCAAATCCACGCAAATCGTTCAACCGGTTTGTGTCAAATCATCTGATGACAACCGCTCATCAGGCACTGAGAAGCACCACACAGACAGTGGTTGCAAAACTGCTCGGTGTACACGATTCAACAGTCTTACGCAGAACAGAAAAGTTACCGGAGATATGCGAGACATTGGCCGCAGCCGGTATCACAGATTTTGTTTTGCCAGGCGAGAAGAAAATCAGCGAGGAAGAGTACCGGTTTCTGTGGAAGCAGATCGGCGAACTCTCTCTGATGAGAACAAAAGAAAACGCCCCGGCTGTTGGAGCAGCAGAGGCGCATTAGTAAATCACACACTGGAGTAATTATACATGAAACAACGGTTTAATTACAGCGCTGTGCACAAAAACATCATGCGGGAACGTGAGGCGAGAGCCGTAACGGAGCAGGGAGCAAAGGCACTCAGGGCAGCATTTGATGATGCGAAATTACGCCTTGAACACCGACAGGAAATCACCGGAGGTAAACGGCATGAACAGTAACGTTGCATACGCTGACTTTGGAGCCGCACGACGGCAAGAGAGGCCAACGGTGGCAGATCTTGATGATGGGTACACCAGACTTGCAAATGCTCTGTATGAGGCCCTGATAGGCGCTGACTTAACAAAAAATCAGGCCAAGGTAGCACACGCCATTTGCCGGAAAACTTATGGCTTTGGCAAGAAGTCGGACCGCATTGCTGACAGTCAGTTAAGTGAGCTGACAAACCTGCCACGGCAGAAAGTTAACAAGGCGAAAAACGAGCTGATAGCAATGCGTGTAGTCGTTATGGATGGACCGAGAATCGGACCAAACAAGAACGTGAGTGAGTGGGAAATAACAGGGTGTCACTACTCTGGTGACAATGTCACCAAAACAGTGACAAAAAGTGTCACCAAAACGGTGACAGCGCTGTCACCAAAACAGAGTCACACAAAAGAAACTATTACAAAAGAAAAGAAAGAAACTAACCCCCATACCCCCGTTGGGGGTGAAGTGGAAGGGCTGGTTAAACCTAAAAAGCGCCGGGCAGTGAAAATCAATTACGACGAATATCTCATTGCCTACAACGAGGAAGTCGGCGATCGCCTGCCTCACGCCATCGATGTCACTGAGAAGCGAAAACGTAACCTGAAGAAAATAATTCCGAAACTGGCGACTCCAAACGTCGACGGCTGGCGCTCATACGTCAGGGCGTTCGTCAGACTGGCAAGCCCGTTTTACTTCGGGGAAGGTGATCGCGGATGGACGGCCGACATCGAGTATCTGCTGAAGGAAGACACGCTCACAGCGGTCCGAGAAGGAAAACCAAGTCTCACAGGGAGGTAGTCGTGATTAATTTTGAAGTTGAATCGAGTGTTATCGGCGGTCTGCTGATTAGCGGGTTAACACAGGATGCCAGTGATGTTCTCGCCACGATGGAGCCTGAATTCTTCGGGTCCGGATTTTGCCGCAGGACCTATGAGGTTATCAGGAAGCAGGCGAAGGCCCGTGGTCTGATTGACGTTCTGATGGTTGCCGAGGAAATGGGTGATCAGTTCAGCAACGTGATGGAAGCCGCGAAAAACTGCCCGAGCGCCGCCAACCTGAAAGGCTACGCGAAGATGGTTATGGACCTTCACTGCCGCCGGAAGATGATTGAGCTGATGGACTCTGTGCGCGGACAAATCGAACACGGGACCGTCGACGCAGCAACTGAGGCAATGGACCAGTTTCTGGCAAAGGCATCTGAAATACGGGCCCCGCAGGATGAGATCCGGCCCGTTCACCTGAAGGAAATAGCCGAAGACTACGCGCAGATGCTTGAAAAGCGGGTCCAGAATGGTGATGAGTCTGACACGCTGAAAACCGGTATCCCTGACCTTGATGATATTACCGGCGGGATAAACCCTGTTGACCTGGTTATTGTTGCGGCCCGGCCCGGTATGGGTAAGACAGAGCTGGCACTGAGAATAACCAAGGGCGTTGCTTCACAGACCATTCGCGGGACTAGCCAGAAGAAAGGCGTTTTGATTTTCTCAATGGAAATGGACTCTCAGCAGATTATCGAGCGTCAGATTGCAGGGGCCGCAAGCATGCCGGTTTCATCCCTGCGCAATCCGGCGAAGATGGACCAGGAAGACTGGACAAAGGTGACAGTCGGTATGGGCCGCATAGTGGATCTTGATGTGTGGGTTGTCGATGCCAGTAAATTAACGGTCGAGCAAATCCGTGCGATATCAGGTCGGCACAAACGGGCCAATCCGAATTTATCTCTCATCCTTGTCGACTACCTCGGCCTGATTGAAAAACCAAAGGCAGAGCGTAATGACCTGGCTATTGGTCATATTTCAGCAAGCCTGAAAGCAATGGCTAAGGACCTGCGGACCCCTGTTATTTCTCTCAGTCAACTATCCCGTGATGTGGAAAAACGTCCAAACAAGCGCCCGACGAATGCGGACCTTCGCGATTCAGGAAGCGTTGAACAGGATGCGGATGCCATCATCATGCTGTACCGGGACGGGGTGTATAACGAAAACTCGCCTGCCGCTAATTACGCTGAAATCATCGTGACAAAAAACCGGTTCGGTAAATTAGGGACCGTGTATCAGCTATTCAAAGACGGGCACTTTCTCGATACGGACCAGGCTATGGCCGCAAATATTTGTCAGCAAAGCAACCAGCCAGCACAGCGCAGATTCAAAGGCGCGGACGTGTGACGGCATAACCCAAGACAGAAGGACTTTTGATTATGACTACAGAACAACTCGCAGAATTAAAACGCATTGCACTGGAAAAACACCGTGAAGCTGAGCAGGCCATGTATGCCTATGCAAAAGAGTGTGACGGTATTGAGCGCATGGAGGCATTTGAGGCATACGAAAATATCAGAACAGCAACGCGGGTTCGCGGATAGAGCACGGAGGAATCCTGATTATGGAACCAACGGATTTTGAAAAGTGGTGTGCGGGTGAACTTGGCTATACGCCGGAGTGGATCATGATGCAGCGGAAAATAAATTTTTTCGGCGGCCATGAATACAAACATGGTGAGATTGCGAAAAGATACCGCGCCTACATGGCCGGAGTTCTCAGCAGACTGCCGTACCAGACACCGCCACCGGAGGAGTGATGAAGTATTTCAAACAATACCCAGTGACTCTCAGGCACTTTTTTGACAGACCAGCGTATGCGGCAGCGGCAGGGTATGACTTCAATTTCTTCGACTGCATGGCGTTTACGGCGCATAAATATGTCGAATGCATGAAGAGTTACAATTGGCTTTTCTGGCTGGATACTGAAATCAGAGAGATGCCATTCACTGCTATCACATTGTTAACCATGATTTTCATTGCAGTGACAACGCCGTTTATTTATCCGGTTTATGGTGTGGCTACATACGTTATTTGCAGGAGAGCGCAAAAAGTGAAGCACACCGAAATCATCGACGGGAACATTACCGGCTGGTTAATGAGGTTCAAATGACAGAGAAAACACAGAAGCTTAAGCCTCACAAATTACCAGACGAAATCCGGCGCACGATAGCGGAACATCCGGTATTTGTTGAAGTGGTAGAAGAATGCCTAGCCACTGACGAATTTGTTGAGCAATTCCAGCGCCTGTACAACGTATCGTTGCCACGCAAAAGCAGCAACCCTCTGGTTGACATGGTTGATGAAACGACCGGATTTAAGGAATCGCAAACATGGGAATTCCTGTCTCATTTCGTGCCATTTGTTCACCGCTGGATTTGGTTGCCACTGCATAGCGAGGGGAAATTATGAACATTATTCACATTGCCCGTTATCGCATGTACCGGCTAAGGCTGAATGACGGACGCTATATCTTCATGACCTGGCATCCATACTGCGGTCCGATGTTTTTCCGGGATAAATACGAATCCAGATGGATTGAAGACTGGTATGAGGATAAGCAAATATGCGATGCCGTCGAATGGTTCGTGAACCGAGGAAAGAAAGCATAGGAGGCTAAATGGAAGCAGAATTTCTCTTCCACGAAACAACCAAAGATGCAGCCTGGCAACACCTCAAAGAAGCACTAGCAACAAACAAACCCCACCGAGTAATCATCAAGCCCTGGAAATCTACCCGCTCCCTATCTCAGAACGCCACGTTTCATATGTGGTGCGGTGAGATAAGCAAGTATCTGTGTGACAACGGTTCTAAATTCACGCCTGAGACAGTCAAGGAAATGCTTAAGCATACATTCCTGGGCTACGAGGTCACTGAAATGATAGATGCCACCACACAGCATACAGAGCGCGTGAGGACTATGAGAAAAACATCAAAGTTAGACGCCGGGGAAATGTTCCACTTCATGGGGCAGGTTGAACGCTGGGCTACAGGCATCGGTTGTTTTGTGACGATACCGGAAAACTCGGAGTACATGAAACTCAAAAGGGAGCAGGACGCATGACACGACAATACCTTCACACCAATGAGCAGAAGCAGGATATGTGCCTGAAAATAATCCGGTCACTTCGCCACCATGACACCTTCACGGTCAGGATGGTTGCGCAGGCCACCGGTCTTGGCAGCATGATAGACGCTAAATTTGTCCGGCTGTTGCAGGATATCGGCAGTGTCCACGCCGTGCACAGGAAAGGCAGTCAGGTTTATTACGCTTTTGATGACCGTGCGGCATCCAAAGTCAGGGCGCATTTCAGCAGCCTGGCCGAAAAGCCTACTCCGGTAGCTAAGGCAAGGATGACGGTAGTCAAGGAGAAAGCGTCGCGTCCAAAATCCAGAACCCGTCCGTTTGAGCCTGGGTTCGGGTGGTCGTTCATCAATGAAATTGACGCAATGCTGCGGGAGGTACGCCGTGGAATGCCAACTATGCAGTAAAGAACTGGCCGACGATGAAACATGGCTGTGCGACCAGTGCGCCAACGAATGCCCGCATCTTGAAGTAGTCGAGAAGATAAAGGGAGATGGTGATGGGTGTTGAATATCTTTATTTCGTTCTTGTGCCGGTCGCTGAGGAATTTAGAAAACAGGCGCTATCAAAGAACAGTTCGTTTGTTGCGATTAATAGCGGACGCAAATGCAGAATTAAGTTTTCAGATAAAACATTAGATAAAAACTGGCAGGCATTCTGTGCTCAGCATGAACTTAAAAACGACAGTCGATTGGAGTATTGATATGCGTAAATATATCCCGTTCGTGTTGTGCTGGGTGTTGTTCGTTCTGGCTATCGGCATCAGTTTATCGTGAGGTGAAATGTGGCAAATCTACGAAAAGAAGCGCGCGGCAGAGAATGCCAGATCCGAATTCCGGGAGTGTGCAACGGCAATTCTGAAACTGTGGTGCTGGCTCATTATCGGATGCCGGGATTGTGCGGTACCGGAATTAAGTCACCGGACATTTTTGGCGCATGGGCGTGCAGTGCGTGCCATGACGAAACAGATCGACGTACACGACTCACAGACGCTGAGTATGCAAAACAGTGTCACCTTGAGGGTGTTATCCGGACTCAGGCGCAGCTGCTGGCAGAGGGGAAAATATCGGCATGAATCAATATCACTTTAAGTTACCGTACCCGCCATCGCTAAACACGTACTGGCGACATGCCAGAGGTAGGCACTACATCGCAGAGAAAGGAACCAGATACCGGCAACACATCACAGAGTTAATCAGACAGCAAAACCTCGATATCAGCACCACATCCCGCATCAGAATCAGTATCACAGCAAACCCCCCGGACAAACGACAGAGAGACCTCGATAACCTGCCAAAGGCTGTTTTCGATTCGCTCACTCACGCCGGTTTCTGGAAGGACGATAGCCAGATTGATGATATGCGGATCAGGCGCGGTGAAAGGGTAAGCGGCGGGTCACTGGATGTCACGATATGGGAGATAGGGGATGAAACCTGAAATCACATCGATACCGGAAATGCTGGTTAAGCACCACGGAAACATGACCGCACTGGCGAGCGAGCTGGGAATAAACCGGCATACAGTCAGGAAGTTTCACCGTGATACCCGGTGTGAAATGCACGTTATCTACAACGGCGTGCTGATGACAAAATCCAAGATGAAGGGCAACCAGGGGAGAGGGCGATGAAAAGAGGTTCATTCAGAGATTTGTCATGCTTCAGGACTGAAAAGCAGCTCAGGGATAAGTGGGGCGGCTCAGTAGGGAAGATAAAGAAATCGGACAGACCGCAGGCAAGATACCTTCTCACTTTATGGGGAATGCACTACCGCGGGGATGAGGCACCTGGTGATTGCGGAATAAACATTATCGGAAAGCTGATGTCGCGTGACGAGTGGGATGATGAAACTGCCACCCTGATCCGCGTGACCATTGGTAACTGCAAAAAACAGGGATATTCCGGCAACGAGCTACTGGAAAAGGTAAAGGAGATTGTATCACCAAACAAATCAACGCTCGGCGCACTTCGACTCGCCAAAGAAAAAGATGACGCCGATGCCGTTGAATCCTGTATCAACAAAGCCTTTCCTCTAAATAATCCGCTTCGTGATGTGGTTATTAAACGATATAAGAACCGCAAAAGCCCGCAAAATGTTCTCGAATCATTATCCAGAGAGACGGGGATAGATACTGACTCAGCAAAGCGCAGGGTTAGATGGGCTGATACCATCATTGAAGATGTGATTTATTCCACAGTGATCGGTAATTAGTAGTATTATTTACCTGTGATTATAATTAATAGGAGAAAACTATTATACTTTGCGCCTAAAGTCTGTATAGTTTGTGATATGCTCAGGCAGTTAAAAGCAAGAGCAGGTAACAGGGTCACAGAGGCGGCTCCTGTTATCGATACCGCCTAGTTCGTCACTTCGCCGCAGGGCTGGGACTCGAACCGCATCGGCTGAGAGGTCGAAAGAATGCAGAGCGAGGAAGTAAGTAAACGGCGCACACCGGCGGGAAACCGGCCTTGTGCCGAAGCATGCATAACAGCCCTCTCCGGAGGGCTTTTTCGTATCTGCAACTTGTAAGAGTTACTTACAGGTTCAACTCTCCGGAATTTCCGGATAGTTCACATGTTCGGTTATTCCGAACAACTGATTCCAAAGGTCGCTATTTGCGGCCTTCAGGCAATAAAAAAGGCTACCGAAGTAGCCTTGATGTGATTTCTGTTTACGCAATCTGTCTCGCTGTTGCTCCGGTTACTGAATCATAACCAAGGAGGTATGCCTCAAAAGCATCTTTGTGACGTACTGTGCCTGCCTGGCTATCTGGGGTATGCTCCAGAACAGAGTCATTTTGTGCTTTTGGTGCTCCAACGAGAGCGTGATGTCGACCTAATTCATATGCACATCCTGAGCATTTGTGTCTTCCTGTCTGGCCTTGATTATCAGCCAGATACAGAAATGAATAGTCGTATCGGTGAGCGTGTTTACAGATATTTTTGTTCATCAGTTTAAACCCTGTATGCATTTCAGGGCTTTACACAGATCACCAGGTAAACTAGACTGAAAAGGTGATCACATGTAACACCCTGCAGTTTTGTTATGCCCCTCTGTAGCTCGACACTACACAGGGGCGCTTCTATATCTAGTGCATTCTCTCTCACAAGAACACAAGATATTCGGTCATTATACCTGACCGAACAAAAAAAGATCAATCAAATGATCAACTTATGATCATTTCAAAAGAACCCTGCCAACCGGCGGGGTTTTTTCGTTTACGCCGCCACAGAATCCTGAACAAACAAACGTAATCAGCGCAGAGATACTGTGCGCGGCACCCTATTAACTAAATCCTCCGGAAGGGGGCGGTATGGCAAAGATGGATGACAAAGACCTGAAAGTCACCGGTACAGCATGGGGTGTCATATTTGCCATATCCCTTTACGGTGGCTTAGCCCGGTACATTATTGACAACAAACGCAACGGCTACCGCTGGAGCTGGCTGGGGGCAATCATGCAGATGATGGTTTCCGGGTTCTCCGGCCTGATGGGCGGGCTGCTTTCTGTGGAACTCAACGCTTCGTTTTATTACACGGTATTTGCTGCCGGTATGTGTGGCGCTATGGGTTCTTTTGCACTGGACTTCTTTTGGTCAAAATTCTCAGGCGGTAAAAAATGAGCAAATTCCGATTCAGTCAGCGAAGCGAGAATAACCTGAAGGGTGTTAATTCCGACTTGGTGAAGGTGATTCGTCGCGCGCTGGAGATTACACCGGTAGATTTCATCGTGATTGAAGGTCTGCGCACACAGGCTCGCCAAAAAGAATTGGTCGCGGCGGGTAAATCACAAACAAATAACAGCCGACATCTGACCGGCCATGCAGTAGACATTATTCCGGTTAACACCAAGTGGCAGATTGAAGAATTCAAGCCGCTGCTGAAAGCGGTTAAACAGGCTGCTGATGAGTTGGGTGTAAAGCTCCGGTTCGGCATCAACTGGAAGAATGATCCATCACTGCCGATTGAAACCCGTTTCATTGATGCGCCTCACGTTGAGATTCCGGCATGAGCACCGCAACAAAGATATGGTTCGGCGTTTGCGGAATACTGGCTATCAGTCTGATGCTTCTCCTGCATCTGTATGGTGGGCTGAAGGATAACTATCAGCTGCTTTCCTCTCAGTTTACTGAACAGGTCGCCATCAACAAAGACTACAAATCCCGTATTCAGTCACTTCACGAACTCGACACCATGTACACGCAGGAGTTAACCAATGCAAAAACTGAAATTGATAGCCTGCGTGATGCTGTTAAGTCTGGCACTAAGCGCGTGTACATCAAAGCCGAGTGTCCAAAGGTCGGAGCCGATACCACCGAAAGCGGAAGCAATGAAGCCGCCCCACGACTTAGTGAAGCAACTGAACAAGATTATTGGCGTCTCAGAGAAATGATGGCTGAGAACGAAAAGCAGACCCTGTATTTGCAGGACTACATCAGAACGGAGTGTTTACGATGAAGTGGCTGATGTTTTTCATACCGCATTACACCACCGAGGAAGTTGCGTTTGATGAAAATGAAGACACCATTTATCCGGTGTGCTCCCTGAGTGACGTAAGGCCAGGTGAACAATTTCCCTGGGTAGGAACAATGCGATCACTTAGTTTTATGAACTTCGGATATTTCCCAAAATTAATAGGTGAATTACGACCATTCGGCCTCGCTAAATAGCGGGGCTTTTTTACGAATAACCCCGACAAGGTTAGATAGCTCTTCTCTGATAGGAGGTGATCACTATCTTGACATGCCGGAACAGACGGAAGTGACCAAAGTAACGTAGTGATGCGTGATGATGGTTGCGAACCAAATTCAATAACGGAGCATCATCATGTTCACAATCAAAGTAACCACCGCATCAGGTAACGAAGTCATTGAGTCCGGTTATGGCATTCAGTGGTCACCGTGGGCGCATAAGCTGAATTACACCGACCACAATAACTGCGGTGACGACCTCACATTGCAGCCTGGCGACAAAGCAGAAATCATCAACAGCGCCGGTAAAACGGTAGCCCATTACGTAAACGACTCCAAATAACCAGCACTTTGCGCAGCGTTGTCGCGGTATAGCGTGTTAGCAATGACTCATCCTCCTTTTGTGACGAGCGCATGCTGATAGTCGAAAACAACGAATCCGGCATTTATTCATGTTGCGTAGTGGCAACGTCAGCCACCGGAGAAGAAACGGCGTGACTATGGAGAGACATAACACTTATCTCAAAAACTACAGGTGCAAAAATGACAGAAATCACAGCACAGCATCAGATGCGTCTGGACTTACTACGACTGGTGGGTAATGACACCGCCGCAGCTCAGGCCGCTATCGAGTTCGTTAAAGACGATGCGCTCAAGTTTGAGCTTTTCAAAGACGCTTACCACAAATGCCAGACTGAATCGCAGTTTGTTGCCAGAGCACAAAAGGCAGCAAGAGAGGCGCAGGAAGCATTAGACCTGTTCGCATAGCCAATTACACAGCTCATTTCCGAGTGGGCTGGATAATTGATTAAGGGGGATATATGGCGACTACGGCAAAGATGGGTCGCCCAACAGATTACATACCTGAAGTTGCTGAAGATATCTGCAATTTGCTTATGTTGGGTGAAAGCCTTCGTTCAATTTGTAAGAGGCCTGGAATGCCAGCAATCCGCACCGTGATGTATTGGTTGCAAAGGCATGAGGACTTTATGCAACAGTACGCGCGTGCGCGCGAGATTCAAGCTGAGCTGCTGGCTGAGGAAATAATTGAAATAGCTGATGATAGCTCCGGTGATGTGATTGTTGATGATGACGGAAAGGAACAGACAAATCATGAGCGCGTAGCTAGGTCACGTCTTCGCGTTGATGCCCGCAAGTGGTATGCATCCAAGCTGGCGCCTAAGCGTTATGGCGACCGTATCCAGCACGATCAAAAAATAACTATCACCGATTTAACTGACGACGAAATAGACAAGCGCATTAAGGAGCTAAGCAATGGACAGGGAGCAGAAAATTGAGCTTCTCCGGCTCCTTGAAGAAAAAGCCCGCCGCGCCACCGTCTACCGATATAAAACCTATTACGACACCCGTTACCCGTGGCAGAAGAAATTCATTGCCCTCAGTAACGAGTATTCACAGATAGCACTCATTGCAGCGAACCGTGTCGGCAAAACAGACACAGCGACATACATCGACGCTATTCATGCTATGGGTGATTACCCTGACAATTGGGACGGCTACAGGTTTGACCATGCTCCGCTTATCTGGTGCCTTGGCTACTCCGGTGAAAAGTGTCGCGACCTGCTACAGGCTCCAATCCTTGGCCGTAAAACAGATAACGGCTGGGAAGGTGGTTTGATACCCGGGGACAGAATAATCAGCACTGAAGCTGCTCAGGGTGCAGCAAACGCTGTTCGCTCTGCATACATCCGCCATAAAAGCGGGGATATAGCAAAAATACAGTTCTGGTCGTACTCGCAGGGGCAACATGCCCTGATGGGGGACAGTGTTGATTGGTTCCACATCGACGAAGAACCGAAAGACCCGACGATTTACCCGCAGGTGCTTACCCGTACCGCTACCGGTGACAGGGGGAGAGGTGGGCGCGGCATTCTGACATTTACGCCAGAGAACGGACGGACTGATCTGGTTATCGGATTCATGGATAACCCGTCACCGGCTCAGGCTTGCATGAACGTCGGCTGGGATGATGCTCCGCACCTTAGCGAAAAAGTCAAAGAGGATTTGCTTGCCTCGTTTCCACCTCATCAGCGTGATATGCGAACGAAAGGCATCCCTATGCTTGGTCATGGGCGCATTTATGACTTTGGCGAGGAGTTTATAACCTGTGACCCGTTCCCTGTCCCTGAACACTGGATTGTTATTAATGGCATGGACTTTGGCTGGGATCACCCGCAAGCACATGTTCAGTTGGCTATCGACCTTGATAATGATGCCTATTATGTCACCAGGGCATGGAAGGCAAGCAAGACATCACCATCTGAGGCGTGGGGAGCGGTGAAGGCATGGGCTAAAGGCATTCCTACGGCATGGCCTCAGGATGGTTTGCAGACAGAGAAGGGTTCAGGTCTGCAACAGAAAGAATATTACGAAGATGCCGGTTTTAAAATGCTTAATGAGCCAGCACAGTGGCCGGATAAATCACGGTCTGTTGAAGCTGGGCTGTTTGAGATATACGACCTGATGAGAACCGGCAGGTTTAAAGTTTTCCGAGGATTGCGCGATTGGTTTGAGGAATACAACTTCTACCATCGTGACGAGAAAGGGAAAATTGTAAAGACAAGAGATGACCTGCTTGATGCCACCCGCTACGCATACATGATGCGCCGGTTCGCAAGACGATTCGGTGAGATTGGCAAGGTTAAACAGAAAGTAATTCCCGCCCCGATTAAGCCTATCAGGAGACATTAATGGTCGATAAAAATGAGCGGCTGAATAGCATATTGCGCAAATTCGACCTCGATTACTCCGCGTCTGAAGCAGCACGAACGGAGGCGAGGAATGATTTGTTTTTCAGTCGCGTTTCACAGTGGGATGACTGGTTAGAAAACTATGTCACATTGCAGTATCGCGGGCAGTTCGATGTCGTGCGCCCTATGGTGCGCAAGCTCGTTGCTGAGATGCGCAAGAATCCGATAGAGGTTCAGTACAGACCGAAAGATACAGCCTCTCCTGATGCTGCTGACATCCTCATGGGGATGTACCGCACAGACATGCGCAATAACAGCTCAAAGATTTCTGTCAACGTGGCAGTCCGTGAGCAGATTGAGTGCGGTGTCGGTGCCTGGCGCATTGTCACCGAGTATGAGGACGATAACCCGACCAGCAATAACCAAATTATCCGGCGCAAACCCATCCATGAGTCATGCACCCATGTGATATGGGACTGTAACGCGAAGGAGATGGATAAATCTGATGCCAAGCGCTGCACGATAATTCACGCTCTCAATATTGACGGGTGGGAAGAATTCGCAGAGCAATACGGGTTAGATCCTGACGATGTTCCGACATTCCAGTCGCCAAACACTGACTGGTTGTTCACCTGGTCGAGCGGCAAAACAATTTATGTCGCTGAACACTACGAGGTTGATGAGAAAAACGAGAAGGTATTCGTCTACTACAACCCTACAGTAATGGACTTTCAGAGCTATTACGCCAGTGAGATTAAAGATCACATTGAGCGCCTGTCAGCTGAAGGTGCCGAGAAAGCAGGTGAGCGAAAAGTTAAGCGCCGCAGGGTGTACAAATCCATCATCACCAGCACGGCGATACTGAAAGACAAAATTCCGGTTGCCGGTGAGCATATCCCGATTGTGCCCGTGTATGGCGAGTGGTCGTTCTTCGATGATACTGAGCTGTATGAGGGCGTTGTACGCCTGTCTAAAGATGCTCAGAGGCTGCGTAACTTCATCCTGTCAAAGGGCGCTGATACTGTAGCAAAATCACCGAAGAAAAAGCCGTTCTTTTATGCCGAGCAAATCGCAGGGTATGAACACATGTACAGCGGGGATGATGATTACCCCTATTACATTCTGAACAGAACGGATGAGAACAGCCAGGATTTACCACCCGGCCCGGTCTCCTATATGGAGAATCCGGAGATATCGCCTGCTGATGCCGGAATGCTTGACGCTGCCACACAGGCAGCAAAAGAGGTTGCCCGTATCGGCGTTGACCCGTCCGCCGCAAATGGTCAGGTGGCATTTGATACCGTCAATCAGCTTAACTCCCGTATCGACCTTGAGACATACGTGTTTCAGGATAATCTGGCAATTGCCATGCGTCGCGATGGTGAGATTTACGCATCAATCGCCAGTGAGATTTATGACACAACGCGAACCGTTGTCACCACTGCCGAAGATGGCAATGAAAGCAACGTTGAGCTGATGTCTCAGACTGTCGACTTCCAGCAGGGTCAGGTTGTCACTAAAAACGACATCCGCGGCAAGTATGAAACGTACACTGATGTCGGCCCGTCATTCCAGTCACAGAAAGATGCAGCCCGCGCTGAGATAGGCGACCTGATAACCAAGGTCCCTCCTGAGCATCCTATGTGGAATGTCATGATGCTTACCTATGCCAACATGATGGAAGGCAAGGGCGTTGAGTACATCCGCGACTACGCTAACCGCGAGCTGATAGTTAACGGCCTGAAGAAGCCGGAGACTGATGAAGAACAGCGGTGGTTAATGGAAGCGCAGCAGGCTCAGCAGGGCAAGCAAGACCCGATGATGATTGCAGCCATGGCAGAGCAGAAGAAAGCCGAGGCTGAACTTGTCAGCGCTCAGACAAGGGCGCAGGAAACACAAATCAAAGCATTTACTGCTCAGAATAACGCGCTTGAATCACAGGCAAACACTACATTGACCCTGGCTAAGGCCGAGGACTTGCAGCAGGGCGCAGTGATGAAAGCTATCGAACTTCTGAGCAAGGTTGCAGAACAGCAACAACAAAACATCCCTTCCGGCTCACCAGCCGAGATACCTCAAACCATGTAAGAGAGTTAAATATCATGAGCACAACCACCGAAATTCAGAACCAGACTGAAGAATTAACCCTGTCCGGCGATCAGGCGGCGGCATCCGCAGATGGCTCCGTTGTCGATAATGCCAACGACAACGCAGGCCAGGAAGAAGGCTTCGACATTGTACTGAAAGACGATGAGGGGAAACCCAAACAAGACCCGGCAACAAACGCGGAATTTGCCCGTCGCCGCATTGAGCGCAAGCGTCAGCGTGAACTTGAGCAGCAGATGGAAGCAGTAAAACGCGGTGAATTGCCGGAGCACTTACGGGTGAATCCTGAGTTACCAAAGCAGCCTGATCCGAACGATTTCTTCTCTGATGAATCGCTTGCCAAGTATGACTTTGACCAGAATCGCGCACTAGCCGCTTTCCAGCAGGCTAACAGTGACTGGCAGATGAAGGCTATGGACGCACGAAGCAATGCGGTAGCGGAGCAGGGGCGCAAGACTCAGGAATACACCCAGCAGTCAGCGCAGTATGTGGAAGCTGCCCGTAAACACTATGACGCTGCGGAGAAACTCAACATCCCTGACTATCAGGATAAAGAAGATGCGTTCATGCAGTTAGTGCCGCCGCAGGTTGGCGCTGACATCATGCGCCTGTTCCCTGAGAAATCCGCAGCTGTCATGTATTACCTGGGCTCGAACCCGGAGAAAGCTCGCCAACTTCTGGCGATGGACGGGCAGTCCGCACTCATTGAGCTGACACGCTTATCTGAACGATTAACTCTCACGCCACGCGGTAAACAGCGTTCAGACGCACCGCCTGCTGACGAACCATTAAGCGGAGATGTTTCAGCAGCTAATGCTGCCGGACTTCGTAAGCAGATGGAGAAAGCAGCCAGTGACGGAAACGTAGCGCTTTACCGCCAAATCAAGGCGAAATTACAAGGAATTAAATAATGGCTTTAAATGAAGGTCAAATCATCACCTATATGGTGGATGAAGTAGTAAACACTATCGAAAATAACTGCCCGATGGCTCAGCGTGTCAGCAAATACACGCCGCCTGCTGCTGACTTACAGCGGTCTCAGAATACAATCTGGATGCCGGTAGAACAGGAGGCACCGACTCAGCCAGGCTGGGACTTGACCAACAAGGCGACAGGTATTGTTGAACTGTCTGTTAAGTGCAACATGGGCGTTCCTGATAACGACTTCTTCACGCTTCGCGCTGACGATACTCGTGATGAAACATCCATCCGCCGCCGCATGAAGGCATCCGGCCTGAAGCTGGCAAATAACATCGAAACATCTATCGCAAAACAGGCTGCTGATACCGCATCTCTGATCGTGACTGATGTTGACCACGTGGCGGTTGAAAACAAAGCCTGGGATATGATGTCTGATGCCGAAGCGCTGATCTTCCAGCGCGAGCTTAACCGTAGTCAGGGGCTGAGTTACTTCTTTAACGCCGATGACTACAAAAAAGCGGGGATGTCTCTGGCTGGTAAAGACATGTATGGCCGCATTCCTGAAGAGGCGTATAAATCAGGCACCATTCAGAAGCAGGTTGCCGGATTTAACGATGTTCTTCGCTCCCCTAAACTGCCAACGCTGACAGCCGGGACTGCGACCGGTGTTACAGTTGATGGCGCTCAGAAGTTTAAGCCTGAAGCGTGGAAAGAGGACGTTGACGGCAACCGTGAGAACGTTGATAACCGCACCGCAGTAGTGAAAGTAAGCGACGGGTCAGCATTCAAGCGCGGTGACAAAATCAGCTTTGCCGGTGTGAAATTCATCTCACAAATGGCAAAAGATCTGCTCACTCAGGACGCAACGTTTGCGGTAGTTGGTGTTGATGGCAACAACATCACCATCATGCCGAAACCTATTGCTCTGGATGACGCAGCACTGAAGCCGGAAGAACGCGCATATGCCAACGTTAACACTTCGCTGGCAGCAGGTGCGGCAATCAGCGTCATTAACGTTAAGACGGCCAAGACTAACATCTTCTGGGCTGACGACTCTATTACGCTGCTGTCCCAGCCGATCCCTCTCAACCATGCGCTGTTCAGCGGCATGAAAACAGAGGCGTTCAACATCCCGTCAGTCGGCCTGAATGGTGTCGTCGCTTATCAGGGGGATATTTCTACCCTCGAAGGTAAGTGCCGTATTGCTGTGTGGTATTCAGCATGCACCAAACGTCCGGAAGCTGTCGGTATCGGTCTGACCGGTCAGAAATAAATCCTCGTTGTCACATTGGGAGCTTCGGCTCCCCTTTTTATTGGAGATACCAATGAGCACGATGCTTTATAAAGCCAATGGCAATGTGAAAATTTGGGGTATGAAGCTGCAAATCATCACGGTTGAAGATGATGAGATTGAAAATTATCTCGACGCTGGCTGGTATATGCACCCGGAAGACACTCAAACTCTGCCAGAGCCAGAGCCAGAGCCAGAGCCAGAGCCAGAGCCAGAGCCAGAGCCAGAGCCAGAGCCAGAGCCAGAAAAGAAACCGCGCACCACACGAAAAAAGGCGGTGAAAGATGCAGATACTAACGAAGGGTGAATTAGTCGTTGCGGCGCTTCGTAAAATCGGCGTTGCTTCTGATGCCACACTGACAGACATCGAACCTCAGTCTCTTGAGGATGGCGTTAATGATCTTGAGGCAATGATGTTTGAGTGGCACGAGGACGGCAAAGGTATTATTACCGGCTATAAATTTGCACCAGACGACACCCCGATTGATCAGGGTGACGACCACGGTATCAGCAAAGCAGCCATCAGCGCCGTTATCTATAACCTCGCATTACGAATTGCACCAGATTACCAGATTGCCCCGCTCGATAAGGTCATCACCACTGCCCGTTATGGCAAAGAGCGCCTGTTACGCACTGTTTCATTGCGCAAGGCCAGAGAGGCCAGATCGCATTACCCGAACGGGTTCCCGATTGGCTCAGGAAACAGGCTGGCAACGATGAACGGGTATCGATACTTCCACCGGAGTAAAGACAATGCCGAAGATTCAGGTTCCGATATCTAGGGGGCTATCGAAAGATTTCAGGACTGCTGATTATGTCGACACCCTGCCGGTGAATATGTTAGCAACACCGAAAGAAGTCCTGAATGCTGCCGGTTATATGCGGTCATTCCCCGGAGTCGAAAAGCTTCGTGATGCTGACGGAGTGTCGCGTGGCGTCCAGTACAACACGGCGAAGAATGCCGTGTATCGTGTCCTCGGCGGCAAGCTGTATCGCGGTGACAGCGTTATCGGCAGTGTGTCCGGCAAATCCCGCGTATCGATGGCATACAGTGCAACCAGTCAGGCTGTTTTGTCCGGTGGGAAAATAACGCAGTATCGCTATGACGGCGGAGAAAAGACGATCACCAACTGGCCTGTCGATACCGGATATATCCAGTATGAGCTCGGTGAGGCGAGTGACGTTGCCAGGGTTAAAGGCCGGTATGTGTGGTCGAAAGCAGGCACTGACAGCTTTTTCATTTCAGACCTTGAAGATGAATCTCACCCTGACAAATACAGCGGTCAGTATCGTGCTGAGTCGCAACCTGACGGCATTATCGGCCTCGGCGTGTGGCGTGACTTCATTGTGTGCTTCGGCGCTTCCACGATTGAGTATTTCACGCTTACCGGTTCGACAACTGTCGGCGCTGCTCTCTACATGGCTAACCCGTCATACATGGTCAGCAAGGGTATTGCCGGAACATTCTGCAAATGCAACTATATGGATGCGTTCGCTATCATCAGCCACCCGGCCAGCGGCGCACCGTCTGTTTACCTGGTTGACTCCGGTCAGGTTAAATCTATCGCCACGGCAACCATCGAGAAGATACTGCGCGGTTACACTGCCGATGAATTATCTGGCGGCATCATGGAGTCGGTACGGTTTGACTCTCACGAATTGTTGATCATTCACCTTCCACGGCATGCACTGGTATTCGACGCGGCAGCAAGCCAGAACGGCCAGCAATGGGCTGTGCTGAAAACCGGCCTGTTTGATGAGCCGTACCGGGCAGTTGATTTTATGTATGAAGGTAATCAGATAACCGTCGGTGACAAAAAGCAGCCTGTTGTTGGTCGTCTGGTGTTCAATTCCTCATCGCAGTATGACGCGCAGACAGAGCACCTGCTGTACACCCCGCTGATTAAGGCCGATAACGCCAGACTGTTTGACCTTGAGCTTGAAGCATCGACCGGCGTTGCTCAGATTGCTGACCGGTTATTCCTGTCGGCTACCACTGACGGCATTAATTACGGCCGCGAGCAGATGATCTCTCAGAATGCACCGTTCCGTTATGACCAGCGCATTATCTGGAAGCGGATAGGCCGCATCCGGAAAAATGTCGGGTTCAAAATCAGGGTAATAACCAAAGCGCCGGTAACGTTGTCTGACCTGACAGTAAGGGCTGAATAATGGCTGATGAAAGTTTAAAAGACCCAATTGCAGTAACGGCGGTCGGAATTAACGCTGCGTCGCTCCCTGTCGTGTTTTCTCCTGCTTACCGGATGTATGTGCTGTCTCAGTCACTGGACTTCACCAGGGTGACTGGGAAAGCAAATGAGGCCGGTCAGGGGGCATATGATGCGCAGGTTAAAAATGATGAGCAGGACGTAGTTCTAGCAGACCATGAGAACCGCATTCAGCAGCTACGGATAGAAGTTGATGACCATGAACTCCGCATTACGGCCAACACCAACGCAATTCAGTTGCTTGATGTCCGCCTGACCACGGCAGAAGGCCAGATAGTCACACTGCGCAGTGATGTTGATTACCTGACAGGAAAGGTCGTCGAAATTGAAGGCGACATGGTGTCGAAGTCTGCTGCCACTGACCAGGTTATTCAGTCTGCCGGCGGTTCATTCATTATCGGCAATGCGGTAACTCCAACCACGGATAAATTGCAGGTTATCGGCGATATTACTGCCTCATCATCGTACAAGGTCAGCGGCGTTAAGGTGGTAGGCAGTCGTGTTACCGGCTTCACTGCGGCAGCCGGGTCGGCGCTGAAAGGTGCGTTTAATGCCAGCCAGGCATACACGGTAAGCGCCACATACACGCAATCAGAAGTACGGGCGATGTCTTCCGGACTTACTGCTGCACGACAGCGCATAAAAGCCCTTGAGGATGCTCTGCGCTCACACGGACTGATTGACTGATGAAAATAAAACTAATCGATAACATTGATCGCCTACGCGCTTTCCTTGATGACCGTACCAATACCGGAAACATTGTCGACGAAGGCGATCATTACCAAATAAAGCCGGATGCTGTTTATCTCGGAATCTATGAGGGTTTAATTCTCACCGGTGTTCATGAGGTGCGTAATTTCTGGCATTCGGTTGTTGAGTGTCACGCTATTTATGATGCCGGATTCCGTGGGCAGTACGCTCTGGAGGGGCACAAGCTTTTCTGTGAGTGGCTGCTTAAAAACAGCTCCTTCACAAACTCGGTAACAATGGTTCCGGACACGACTAAATACGGTCGCGTTATTATCCGCATGCTCGGGGCTACCAGAATCGGACACCTGGATGATGCTTATATCAGTAATGGTTCGCCTGTAGGTGTCACGCTGTATCAGCTAAAGAGATCTCAATATGAGGAGTTATTAAAATGCTGATTATTTCAGAGAAATTCAGAAACTCACTGCAACCAATGCATGGTTACATGAAAGGCGGTGGTGATGGCGGCGCGGGCGCTCAGGCTGATGCTACCCGCGAAGCTACTGCGCTACAGCGTGAAATGTGGCAGACGAACATGCAGAACCTTGCTCCGTTCACCCCAATGGCAGAGCAGTACATTAAGCAGCTTCAGGGGTTGTCAACGCTTGAGGGGCAGGGGCAGGCATTACAGGGTTATTACGGCTCACAGCAATATAAAGACATGGCTGATCAGGCGCGGTATCAGGCTCTTAATGCGGCAGAGGCAACCGGCGGCCTTGGTTCAACAGCAACCGGAAACCAGCTTGCGGCAATAGCTCCTACGCTCGGTCAGAATTGGTTGTCTGGTCAGATGAACAACTATCAGAATCTGGCAAATATCGGACTTGGAGCATTGCAGGGGCAGGCAAGCGCCGGACAATCGTATGCAAATAACACCGGTCAATTATTGCAACAATCAGCCGCTCTTGCCGCAGCAAATGCTAACCGCCCATCCGGTTTTCAGCAGGCTCTCGGTGGTGCATTAGGCGGCGCGGCATCCGGTGCTGCATTAGGTAGCGTTGTCCCTGGTCTTGGGACTGGATTGGGTGCTGCAATTGGAGGCGGCATTGGTTTGCTTGGAGGTATTTTCTGATGGCGACATGGAATCAAAGTATAAATTCAGGCGGTCTTTTGGCTGGGGTCGGAAAGACGAATGATAACGCGCCGAGAGCCAGCGATATTAATGCAACTCTTGGCATGATCAGGGATAACAATGAATTACAGAGAAGCGGGGCTAACAACCTTGGCCTGCAAGCTTTATCAGGGCTAAGGGGGCTTGCTGACATATATCAGGCAGACCAGCAGCAACAACGGCAGAAAGAGTTCCTGCAAAAATATGGAGAGGCCAGAGCGGCAGGTGACATCCACAGCATGCGGGGTCTTTTTGCTGAATACCCTGAAATGGGTGAGCAAATCGGCAAAGGAATGACAGGAATATCTGCCGACACAAAAGAGTCGATAGGTAACTTGGCGGCAGGTTTTCGTACCGCTGCGGCAACCGGGTCTGGCGATCAGTTCGTTGCCAAAAATGCGGCTGAGTTCCTGCGAGTTGGGGTTGACCCTGCTGATTTGCAGAAGCGGTTAAAGGAAGACCCTAATTCAGCGGTAGAATTAGCCGATTGGGTTGGCCTTAGCGCAGTAGGTCATGAAAAGTATTTTGACATTATTGACGCGAAAGAGGGGCGCCAGATTGACCGAGGAAAACTGGCTGAAACAGTTCGCAGCAATCAGGCCAATGAGGCGTTAACCGCCCGTCGTGATGAGCAATCTAATGCGCGTGGTTGGGCTGGCATTAGCATTCAAAAGCAAAATGCAGATATCGCCAGAGAACGCCTTAACCTCGACAGAGAACTTAAAGGCCTTGAATATAAAGAAAAGGCTTTGGATCGACAGGTGTCAAAAGAAACTAACGAACTCAAAAAGGCTGAACTTGAACAAAAGCTTGATGGTATTCGAGCCCAAAAAGAAGCAGCCAAGGCAGAGCGGTATGACACTGTTGCAAGTCAGGTGGATTCGGCAGACAGGGCAATAAAAACGGCACAGAGCATCATTAATTCACCTGGTTTTACAGGGTATTTTGGTGTGAACGTAAACCCGTTTGGTAGCCGGTTCTTACCAGGTACTGATGCATCCGACACTTCGGCCATGGTTGATACTCTGAAATCTCAGGGCTTTATGTCTGGTATTCAGCAGATGCGAGGTATGGGCGCACTTTCTGATGCCGAGGGTCGGAAGGTTATGGATGCAATTGGTAGCCTTGATTCGGGTATGTCAGAGAAGCAGGCAAAGAAATCAATTGAGGGAATTATCGAAACTTTCGAGCAGGGGAAAAAACGGTTGGAAAGCAGATATCCTGATGAATTCAGTAAATACTCAGGCGAACTTAACCAGAGTAAATACGGCTTGCCGATAGGCCACCAGGAAGGCGGGTATACGTATAAAGGCGGAGACCCTTCAGATAAAAATAACTGGAGCAAATAATTATGGCCGCACCATGGGAGAACTACCAAAATCAGGCCGCATCACAGCAATCTGAAAATGATGCCCCATGGCTTAAATACAAGCCAGCGAGTCAGACAGAGCCTGAAAGTGATTGGGTTGATGATCTGAAATACGGGGTGAAAGAAGCAGGAAAATCGGTTGCTCAAGCTGGCGTTAACACCGCGAATATCATACCAGAAATCGGTGATTCAATTGTTAGTGCAGCGGCATGGGCTGGTGAGAAAATCGGTCTTGGTGATGGTACATATACACCGGCAATGCGGTTTTCACTTCCTGAAGATATGAAGCCAGAGACAACAGGAGGGAAGATCGCCTCTGAGGTAATCCCGTATCTTGTCCCTGCTATGGGGCCAGAAAAAGCAGCCGCTGCTTTAGGTACTGCTGCTGATGCTGGTCGTCTTGAGCGCGGGGCTTCCAAAGTTGCCGATCTTGCTCAGGAAAACATCATTGGCGCACTTGCTCAGAATAGCCAGCGCAATGATTCTGGTTCGCTTGCTGCTGACTTAGGTTTGGGGATGACTGCATCCGGTGCAGCTCGACTGGTCACTCCGCTTATCGGGAAGGCATACAACGCAGTATCTCAGAAGGTAGGCGACATTCTCGGCAGAAACCCGCCTCCGTCTGGTGGCGCTGGTGATGTTGAGACTGTTCTCAGGCAGGCTGCGGCAGATAAAAATCCAGATCTTGCCAGTACGCTCAACGGTCTCGATGTGAAACCAAACGCCGAGGTTGCTGCGGCAGCTGAAAGGCTGGGCATGACTGACGACCTATTGCCTTCGCATCTTTCAGGTAATCAGCAATACCAGGCGGTAGAGCAGGCAATTAAATCTCGCCCCGGTTCTGCGCTTAAAGCACAGGAAGACCAGGCAATAATGAAGTTGTCAGAGAATGCCGGAAGACTGATTGATGATGTTGCCAGCGTTCCAGATGCATTATCTCTTAACCAAAAAGTGATTGGTCAGTTTGATGGCAGAATGTCAGCTCTGGAAGGTAAAAGCGATCAGCTTTACAGGCGTGTTGATAATGCATTGCCAGCTAACGCAAGAGTATCTGCAAACAACACAGCGGAAGCGCTGGAGAGGAAAGCGGATGAACTGGGGGGATGGGAAAATCTGGACACCATTGAGAAGAATGTGTTTAAGGCGGTCAACCCTGGTCAGGATGGTGTTCTGACGTATGCCAATCTTAATAAGCAGCGCAGGTTGGTGGGGCAGGCTCTTTATAAAAATCGTGGGCCATATAAAGACGCAGACGAGGGTGCGCTCAAATATCTGTACCGTCAGTTATCTGAAGATCAGCGTGCTGCGCTCGGAGAGGTCGGAGTAAGGCGTGATTTTGAGGTTGCACAGAGACTGGTTCAAATGCGTAAAAACATGGAAGACCAGATGGTTGCTCTGCGCGGGAAAAACCTTACAGGTGATGTCGCAAACAAAGGTTCTCTTGCCGTTGCTTCACTGGCTAAAGGCAATTCAAAACAATTCATTGATCTGATGAATAGCCTTCCTACCAGACAAATGAGGCAGGAAGTTGCCGGTGTAGCCATACGGGATATGTTATCAGCAGGTAAGCGAGGCGCTGATTTTAATCCGGCTGGCTTTGCTGACTGGTACCAGAACCTGAGAGCATCAGGAAACCTCCGGGTTCTAGCTAACCATATGCCGAAGGAGTTCATGTCAGGGCTTCACGATACGTATGTAGTGGCAAATGCTATCCGCAGGGCAAAGTCATTCGAGATAACCACCGGAAGACTGAACGACTTCACCAAGCGTTTTGATGCGGTTACTGCGCAATATGAGTTCGCGGCAAAACACGCTGAGAAGCTTGGTTCCATGGTTGGTGCAAATGCCGGGCCGCTTGGAGCACTTGCAGGTGGCTCACTCGGTGCCAGAGTGGCAGCTAAAGCCAGGAAGCTAGGCGGGGCTGAATCCAGTACCGCAGCTGAAAAACTTATAGCATCGACTGAGTTTCAGCGGGCCGCAAAAGGACTGACCACACCGGCACCACGCGGTCGGTCACGCATCGGACAGATGTTTGATGAGGCAAAATTAAGAACGTCTCAGGCATGGCGTGAGTTTTATGATGTGCTGCCAGTAAAGGACAAGCGCATTATCGCCAGAATGGGGTTTTTGTGGTGGCTGATGCAGGAAGATCAGGAAGAAGGGCAATAGCCCTTCTTATGTATTTCTTATCCTGTCGTAAAATTTGTTAAATCCCTTAGCTTCCCCGGGATATCTATTAAATAATAATTGGGATGCGCTGGATATTACCAAAATTACCACCCAAAACAGAACGAACCACATCACCGGCATCCACATTAAGAAGTCATCATGGTAGTAGTCATTGATTGGGATATAGAACAAAAGGAAGACTAACGAAAGGATGCAAGCCACTTCAACGATAACCGAAACGATAGACACTATTAATCCAATTAGGTTAGTTATCCTATTAACGAATTTTTCTTCGGAGTATCTTAACAGCACGGCATCATTGAATCTTTTAACTTCTTCTGGCACTTCAGAATTGTCAGAAATGCCAATATCTCGGCAAATTGACTTTACTTGTTTGGAGTACCTTTTTTCATTTATCTTCACTGATGCAGCAGTGAGCGCTATATAAATTATTGCACTTGATATTATTGCGATTGTCGCATCACCAAAAAACCTCCACTTAAGTGGAATATCATTGTAAAAATAGTAAAAGGCACATGCTGCGATCAAAATCGCTATTGAGTTTTCAATTGTTGACTTTGAAAACATTCTCACGCCATCACCTCACAATTGTTTATTTTTTGTCATTATACATGGCTATAAATTCTATATGTAAGTAGCTAATTGTCCATGCTGTAATCCGCATTATTGGAGCCTGAATGAAAAAAATACTCAGAGGGTACCCATCAATGATGGTTCCTCTTTTTGAGTCTGGATGCATTGTGTTCTGTGACTCACTGGAGAAGTGGGTAGACCTGCATAACAGACTCGGCGTTTATGCCGGAGATGGTGAGGCAAATGGCATGAGCCATACGGTAAGCAACGATGGACAGATAATTCATATCATCGGTCTGTTTAACGGTAAATCATCAACGCTGGCGCATGAGTGCTCTCATATGGCATTCGATATTTGTCACCGTGTCGGCGTGAATGTTGAGGCGGGGGCGGCAAATGAAACATTTTGCCATCTGGTGAGCCGCATGGTGGATTTTTGCAGTGAGCATCTAAAAAGCCGGGCGGTACCGGCTTAATATAATTAACGCTTACTATCAGGCGTTCTTTTATCCAGAACCCAAGAGTTACCTTTTTCAGTGGTCGGTGGCAATCTCTCGTTGTCTCTCACGGTGGCATAATTATCACGTGCACCACCACGAGGGCCAACTTCGCGGTAAATGCCGCCATCTTTCCCTGTGTTTTCGCCTGGCTTCTTACTCATAACAAAACCTCATTCATGACGCTCGGTATTGAGCAACACGAATATTGGTTAATGCCGACACAAAGTCAAATGCATAATGATACTTAATCAATAAGTGAGATCTGAATCTTACTTATCTTTGTTGCCGTACAATTTTACCAAGGTATCGAACACTGTCTTTTTGAACATCTCGGCATGGTGATCTGCCATCCGTTCTGCCTCATTACGGTATCCGATAATTTGTGATGGGGTAGCAAGATAATTGTCAATAATGTGAACAAGCTCAGCATTCAGTGAGCGCCCGTTCATCTTCGCTCTTTGCTTCAGCTTCTCTTTTGTCTCGGCAGTAAGCCTGAGATTGAACTGCGTATCGTCACGTGCCATGTGCTCACCTTTGGTATTTTTGGTGGACAGGCATCATATAATTTACTGTATTTATTCACAATAAGACCACGGTGATATCATCGTGCGACTACTCACGCTTGGAGAAAGCAATGTCAGATATTATCCCTAATGTTGTCGTTTCGATGCCTTCGCAGTTGTTCACGCTTGCACGCAAATTCCAGGCGGCGAGTAACGGGAAAATCTTCATCGGAAAAATTGACACTGATCCGACTATCCAGGAAAACCAAATCCAGGTGTATCTGGAAAACGAGGACGGAACCACTGTGCCGGTGTCGCAGCCGCTGATCATCAATCAGGCCGGTTATCCGGTATATAACGGGCAGATTGCCAAGTTCATTACCGTGCAAGGCCACTCGATGGCTGTGTATGATTCATACGGAGCGCAGCAGTTCTATTATCCGAACGTGCTGAAGTATGACCCTGATCAGTTGAGGCAGGAGTTAGGGGCGCAGGGCGGCGACAAACTCGTAGGTTCATCGTTTGGTAATACTGTGTACGCTGATTACAGTCGCCTCACTATTGCGCGAAAAGCGTCATTTGCTGACGGTGGCATTCTTGATTCAGACAAAGAGGCTGCGCTTGCCGGTGATGGATTTTTCTATGTCTACAAAGGCGCACACCCTGTAACCATCACACCGGGTTCGTCACCGGATAGCAACTGGCTCTGCTGCGGTCTGCTGAATGGCTATCCGCTACATAATTTCAAAAACTTCAAAGGCCAAAACAGTGATACCGATGCCCTGACAAAATGCATTGATTTTAATAATTTTGTTCATATTGACGAAAACACTGAAATTTATATTGAGCCGATTGTCTTAACAAAAAGCATGACAATCAGAATCGATGGTGTTGTTTATGCAGATCGTAACTGCCCTGATTTATGTGTTCTGATATCAGCGACAGGAGTTGATGATATTACCATTGAAGGGCATGGTCGGATTGATGGTAATGAAAAAGAGGTAACTTCATCAAAGATGCGCCTTATCCACTTAACCGGTGGGGGTAACCGTCATCGTGTTTATGGAATTACGCTGGGTAATAATTATATTTCTGAGGATGATTACACTGGTTACCCTGAAAGCACTCTCTGGATAGATGGTGGCGTTGAACATGAAGTTAGAGGGGTAAGGCTTGTTGATTATGGTCTTGAGGGTATATCGGTATGTGCTGAGCGGAGCGTAATAGCAGATATTATCAGCACAAGCTCATGGGGGAAGACTGGAGGAACTAGATGTTTAAATTACTCAACGCTTCATACTCTCGGTGCTAATTTTATCGTAACTAACATATCTTCATATAATACTGGTGCCAGCGCTATTGGTATTGATAGTACTGATAGTGTGGTGACAGATATTAATGTTGATACAGTCAGGTGGTCTAATGGTGTTGGGCTTGGTCATCCAGGAAAGCCAGCAAGCAGGACTATCGTCAGCAATTGCGTAATAAAAAACGTAATGCAACCACCGGGCTCGAATAGAGCTGGTGTTGGTGTGAGCGAATCTACTGATGTGCAACTGAATAATATCAGCGTGGTTAATTCAACGGTTCAGGGAGTTAACATATCCGCATTTGCTGACAGGGTTTCTGTGACGAATTTATATGCGGAAAATTGCGATACCGCTTTATCCATGTTTCGTGCAAATGTGTCTATCACTGGTATGAGTGTAAAAGCATGCAAAAATGGAATATCAAAGCAAAATGCAGATGATAAGTTGATACTTAGTAATGTCGACCTTACGGGCGCTGATACAAAAATATTGGGTTCTGAAGATAACATTAGTGGTGTAAATGTTACGTTTGACTCATCATTTCCTCGTCAAGGAGTAACTAAAATTAGCAATGAAACACTTCCAGTGAAAATAACAAATCCAAATATTCGTCCGTGGTCAACAATCAGCATAACTCCGACCAGTGCAAATTCCGCGTCATCACTTCCTTACATCACTGCCATTCAGTACGGTATACTGCAGATCGGTGCCGTCAATAGCCCTGTTCATTACGCAGGGATTAAGTGGTATGTTTCATAAGTAAATTTATCCCCTCTCGTTATAGGGAGGGGAATTTAGTGTATAATAACAGAGACTTAGTTTTGGTTATGGTGGTAACGCAATGATATCACGGAGAAGTTTTATTTTTGGTAGTGCATCTGCGTTGATTGTTGGTGCCTCAATATTGGGATATAAATTTTTAGATAAAAAAGGCCGTGGCCTATATATCTATAAATGGGGTGCTAAGTCTGGCGGTAACGATTGGTGTTTTGTCAGAACTCCTGAAAATTATACGGAGTATGGGAAAAAACATGAGTTTGTTGTGTTAAATCACGGTAATGGGTGGGTGATGAATGGAACTGAGGCTACCGCAAATTTCAGTGGGAGTACACAGTTTGGTGTTGATCAACAAAATAATGGTGCTTATTTAAATAAGAAACGTGCCGATTATGTTGAGTTTAGCAGCCCACTTATAGAGATGCTCTTGAATAATGGTTACGTTGTCTGTGGAGCTCAAAATGACAATGGAATGCCCGATGGGTCTAGCGCAGGATGGGGGGCGGACATTGTAAGAAATAATATTAAAGATTTTGTTTCCCATATAAAAAATAATTTTAATGTTACCGAATATTGTCATATGGTCGGTGCTTCAAATGGCGGCTTGGCTACATTGAATGCGGCGATGATCATGCCTGAAAAAAGTATAAAAAGTATTACATTGATGTACCCTGTAACAAACTTGTATGCAGCATGGAAGTACTCACATCGTGAATCTGTGGAGGCTGCTTATGGAATTACTCCAAATAGCTTTTATAGCTTTTTAAAGAAAACTTCAGGACATGACCCTATGTCGGCTTTTACTTCATATAGAGTAAATGACAAAGAGTTAAATAAAACATCTGCCATTGAGTACACTTCTGATATTGGGTTAAATAAAATTATAGTAAAAGGAAAGTTGTATTCTGAGCCTGAGTTTGAAACTGATAGGATATCAGTAATAAAAATGTCTACATTCACTTGGCCTAAGATATTGTGCTATTACAGTATGCAAGATAGAACATTAGATATGGACATGCACTGGATACCATTTCGTTCGCTATTGCAAAATGGCGGGCATAAATACAAGGATATTAGGGTGACTGGTGATCATGGTGGATGGATGAATCATGATGATACTGATACCATTTTGGCATGGATGTCATAATAGGTAAAAGTAAGAAGGGCGGAAAATCACCACCCTTCTTATATATTATTGTATTACACAATCTGTCTGATTACCTTTATTCGTGATGCAATATAGCAAATTACAAAACAAGACACGAAGGTAACACCAACTGCTATAGGTATCCATATAATAGCGGGGTCATGTGTAGCTCTGACATTTAACTTGTAAGCTACTTCTTTAATCATCATTGATTGCAAACAATAAATACCTAATGCGCATGATGAAAATGCAGATAAACACGAAGCAATAAAACTTGATTTTATATTTATGTTTATAGTGACATAAAATAAAGAAAATGCAGATAAGACAACTAATGACGATAAGTAACTATAAAATACACCATTAAATTTGCCTGATGAATATGAGTATGTTTTCGTTAAATAAAATGTAAGGTAAGAGCAAGTAATAAATGTTACCAGACCAATAATCTCAGAATAGAATTTTCTGTATGTAAGGTCATATATTAGTTTCCCGGCAAAAATATATCCAATATATCCAGCCAAAGAATTTAAACCAAATAATGATGCGCTAATGCCAGACACGCCAGTGTTGTTAAGTGTAGGGAATAAAGACGAACCTATAAACCAAATAGCTAAGAACAACACTCTCTCAGATAATGTTGATTTAAAATAAATCATGGATAAAAACGGCACAAGAAGATAAAGGCCTATTATTGCGTATAGGTACCAAAGATGAACCGATATTGGTGAATTAAACAGACTGGCGATTGTTCTTGGTTGCTCATACCCATAGAACATTGGATACACATAGTATATTGCACTCCAAATAATTACTGGAGGAATCACTCTATAATAACGTTTTTTTATAAAATTTATAAAGCTGGTATTCTCTCTTATGAGTAAAGCACCTGAAACCATAAAAAATAAAGGTACGCATATTCTTGATATGGAGTTATAAAAATTCGACACACCCCACTTGCTTGATGTTATATCATCAATGTTAGTTGCTGAAACATGGACGACAATAACCATTATGCAAGCAATTAGCTTTATTAAATTTAGCGCAACGCTTCTTTGATTCTTCATGTGATACTTTATATTCCTTTTATGGTAGCATGAGAATATGGCTCAATACGCCGTTAATTCGTTTGTTATTGTTACACTTAAGCCAAGTTTACCAGTTTAGTGCCGATTGGTCAGCATGAATGACATCATTCCTTCTCATACTCGAACCCACGCGGAAACCTTTTCCCGATCTCCCTGTAATGTTCCAGTCTCTCTCTGAAGTACGGGCGCAAATGCTCGGGCTGCTGGTTTTCTGTTTCGTACAGATCATACGGCAGTCCGAGTCTTTCTTTGTACGCGATACCGGATGCGGCTAAATCGGCATTAATTTTGTCTTTTTCGTCTTGGGGCAGGTTGGCGATATTGTGCAT